TCGTGCTTACTCCTGTACACTTGGTTATCATTGTATCAGCATTGACATCGGGCACTCCATTGGAGGCATATTTTGCTCCACCATACGGTTTGGACTTATCGCCTGTCCAACCCCAAAGCACGCCCTTTATAAGGCAGACGCAATCAAAACCGAAGGTGTCAGCTGATGCCGCTTTTATCATCTTCTGTCTGCTCGGATCTCTGTTGTAGTCGTTGTTGTTGCAATAACGCTGTTTGTTGGATGCCGTAAGCGGTGCGCCGAAGCAGCCGTTCACATAAAGCGTCTTGTAGTGCAGCGCGATATCTTTCACCTTCGCTGCGAGTTCTTTGTTCGTCATGATAAATAACCTCCTTATTTTTTATAAAGCTGCTGTTCGATCGTATCGATCCTGTGGTGCGCCTGTTTGGCGGACGATTCGACAGAACTCAGCCGTTCGACCACCTTTCCTATCTGGTCATCTTGCTTTTCCTGCTTTCTTTTGATGTCGTCGACTCCGCTTTTGATGTAGCCAAGCTCCGTTAAAACGACACCATCTTTTTTGCCCTCATCTTTGTTATCGCTCCTACCGTTCCGCTTATAGGCGATATAGCCAAAGATTATTGCGCATATAGTCCCGCACGCACTAAGAATCGTCAAGAAGATGTTTACACCGCTCATGTAGTCACCTCCTCAAAGTAAATGCCCACAAGCTGCGACGGCAGATAGTGTAAAATCGTACCTTGACCGTTGCTGTCGTCGCGTATGCACTTGTATGTTTTGCCGCCGTCGAGATAGTACTTGTCCTTGAAATACCGCATACCGGCAGCGGCAGTTATCGGATTCTCTATAGTGCCGTCCTCGCCGACAGTCACGCGCTCCCAGTGTGCGGGAGTTGCGCTCGGTAGCCATGTGGGATTGGCGGATATCGCGTTGTAGCAACGGTAGAGTTTCCCGCCGTCGCGCACCCTGTCGCCGACAGAATAATCTTTTTCGCCGCTCCACGGTTCAAACAAGCTGATACTTGTCAGAGCTTCGGCGTTTGTCAGCTTCGCGGCGGCTCTTGTTATCATCTCGCGGAAGCGTTTTGCCTGCGTCCGTGTCATATATCCGCACCCCCTGTGATAATATCCAGCGCCTCGTCAGCCGATATGTCCTCGGGCGGCTCAGCGGCTGTCCAGATTTGCTTTATCTCGGATTCCGTCTCCGTCCATGAGTCGGTGTAATACCCGCCGTCGGACGGATATTCCGCCGTAATTATCGGCTTGTAGCCGTACTGTAAAAGCAAATTGGGGTCAGTAGTAAAAACATCGCCATTTTCTGTTCTTATCGGTCTCGGCGTACCGTGCAGAGCACCGCCGACCAGTTTTCCGTATATCATATTTTCACCCCCATATGAAGCTGCCCGCGCCCTGATTATAGAGCGCCGTTTTGCCTATAAGATCATAAAGGCACGGCACACCGTTTGCATCGAGACACGGGACAAGCTGCTGTGCATCGCCGTCGGTGTAGCCATATAACCGCATAACAGCCTTATTGCCCGACCAGTTGTTGTTGCCGACGTCAAATATCAGTCCGTTTGTCGGCGTCTCGAAGTCGGCGACATCGCTCCAAGATTTTTTTAAAATATCATTGACCCACACGCCGGCTTTGTTCATTCGGATTTTTGTTCGTTCCAATGATGAAGCCGCCGCAAAACGGTGCTTTTGATACTCGGAAAAGTCGCCGGAGAAAACAATCGGATTTTTGTTTTGAAACAGCGTAAGATTATTTTTCAACGCACTCTCGCGCGAACCGAATATGCCTGCGTCCCTGTTTATTTCACCGACTATCCTGAAATCTATGGTGATATCAGAATCCTGCGTCAGCTTGCGCCCGGTGTCGATATACTGGCTGCCCGAGGACTGCAAGAAGCTCACGGGAGTGAAGTCATCCGGCAGACCTTCGATATGCCGCGCGGCACGCGAAAAAAGTTCTCTTCTTCGCCCCATCAAGTGCCGTCACCGACCTTCTGCGCCGCCAAAATTTTGTCTTTGAAGCTCAGCTCCCAGGTTTCGCCGTTGTGAAAATCCGGCGCAGTGCCGATATATCCCGTGCCGGCGGGCAGAGTGACCGTTATATCGCCGCTCGCCGCGAAGTTCAGGCGCATCCAGCACTCGAACTTCGCGTCTTCGGGATACTGAACCGTCAGCGTCTGAAGCCCCGTCATGCGGTATTCCGCATTGTCGTTGAGCGTCGCAGACACCTGCGCGGTGCTGTAGGTGTACTGCGATGGCGGAGTCTGCGGAGTGAAGCCGAGGGAATTTATTATGACTGCCTTTAAATCGGTCGTACCGCCGAACAAGGCTTTTAAATCCCGCATACTCTCCACTGCGGCGGCGAGTTCGGGCAGGATGCCGCACTCCTCTTCAAGCTCGCCGTCAATACCCATAACAGACGGCTCAAAGCCGAGGGTAAACACGGCGGACTTGGTTATTCTTGTCACCTCGAGGTCATTGCGCTTATGCGCCTCGACCTGAACGGTCAGTTCGCCCGTTGAAGTCAGCGCCTCGGGCAGAGGGCAATATATAACGCCGCCGGTTATATAGGCGGG